AGCATTTTGTATGATTTTTGTAAATTCTGTTAAATCGAATTTTTTAATTGCTTCTGTTGCTAAAGATACTATCGCTGAGTTTAGTCCTGTTTGTGCTAGTGCTGCGTTAACTTTTCTTTGTGGTTCTGGTAAATCTTTGTTGAAGAAATTTTCGTTTTGAAATTCTTGTTGTACTGTTTTTGCGTTTGTGTAATTGGCTGTTGCTCTCGCATTTGATGCTGCTGCTAAAGCGCTGTTTGTAGCGTTAAATGATTGTATTCCGGCGCCTATTGCGCTTTCGACTCGCGTGGATGCTCCTCCGGGTGTTGATGCGGGTTGTTTTGCGGCTAATATTGGATTTAGTCCGGCTAGTTTCATGTCTGCCATTGCGCGTTGATATGCGCTGTTGGACATTCTTTCTTGAAACGCCATTTGCTCTCGGCTGAGAGCTATGTTTTGTTTATTAGCTTTACGTTGTCCTATGAAGCCAAGAACGCTTCCTAGTGCGGATCCTGCCGCTTGTAACATAGCCATTAGAAGTGATCTACCATGCCTGGTACTCCGTAAAGTGGCATTGGTCTTACGCAGTTCATGCTGAAGTAGCCGTCGAATAAGAATTCTGGTTCGCTAGGTACAGCGATTACGCGGTCTACTGGTGGATTGTCTTCTATGAATGATGCGTTTAAAGCAGGTAATGATGCAAAGTCTTGTGATAGATGCCATGAATCTAATGTTGTTGTTGCGTTGCTTCTGAATTGTCCTGTTACCAAGGAAGGTTTGTAACGGTATTCGGCATATCGTTCTTGGTAGCCGAATGTTTCGTCATCGTCTGTAGTACCTTGAAAATATATTTCTTTGTTTAGTACTGATTGTTCGCCGATATTGGCGAGTGCGGGCCAGTAAAAATCGTATCGTGTTTGTCTGCTCCACATTCTGTTCATGCCTTGTTGATATGTTAGGTCTGCGCGTACGTTGACCAGGCATAGTATTGTTGAATGTTCTGTAAAGCTTTTTGTAAATCCGATTTGATCTAGCGTTACTGTTCCCATTGCTGAGAGGTTGCCTTGTGGGCTTGTTGTGTCTGTTGATGATGTTTGTGCTATTGGTGATATGTTCACCATTTTTGTTCCACCACCTAGATATTCTGATCGCCATCCGGCGCTAGGGGTGGTCACACCGAAGTGTGATTTTATTATTTCTACGTATCGTGTTCCGCCTCGGGCGTCACGTTCGAGTAGCTTTTGCACTTGAAAAGCTTGTCGTAGTTGGTTGATTGTTGCTGCTGATGCGTCGCTGAGGTCAGCGAATAGTTGTGATCCGTTTGCAGCTGTTGCGTCAAATCTTACGTGTTGATCGCTTGAGTCTGGTATTAGGTCGCGTATTACGTTGTTATCTTGGTCGAAAATGAGAATATCATTTCCGCCTGTTCCTATATTTGATCCTATAACTGGTGCTGTTGTTCCGAGTGGTAGGTCGACGGAGTCGCCTTTTTGTGGCCATGGTAATGCCGATGTGAAGTAGTCGTGGCGTTTTCCGCGTTTTTTTAAGGAGTATTCTACTCCACCTGTTGGGTAGTCCGGGCCATCACCTGTGTATTCTACTAGTGAGTCTTGTAAATTTTGATCTCTGAACCATTCGTTATATACGCGGTTATACATTCTTAGTGGTAAAGAATTGATCTGATCGTGTACGTTCGTTACTTGTGTTGGTAATCCCATATAGTCGAGCAATGAACCTTCGGCTATTGCGGTGGAATAGTTAGCAACAATTGGTACTGTATAATCAATTGAGTCTCCGGGATCTATTTGTTCTCCACAGAATTTTTCCCAGTTGTCCCAAAGTAGACGGTTTGGGCATGAGAAATAGAAGACATCCATAAATAGGTTGTCCATTACTGGGTAGATTGGTGTTGCCATTCGAGCGAATGCGGTTAGGTTGCATTTGAACGTATCTCCTGGCAGTGCTTCGTCGACCATTATTGGATACAGGTATCCTGAGTCGAACGTTGTTTTATAGCTGTGACTTCGATTGAAGCTACTCCGTGGAATTTGAACTGCGGGTACTTCGCTGAATGTGTGGTTGCTATTGCTAGGTCTGCGGCTCATCGTATTGTTCCTGTTCTGGGTTTTTGTATTCGATGCCATTACCAATAGGTTGGTGTTCTTGGTCAATATGACCATTGTCATCGTTAAAGTTTGCTATTTTAAATAGCGTGTAGTCTTGCGGGTGTTTGCTGAATTGGTGATCGCGTGAGTTAATGCAGTCACTGAATGTTCTTATGGCCATTCCGGTTTCTGGTAGTATGAATGGTGGTAGGTATGCTTTCGCTTTTTCGTCGTAGATGCTGAACATGTTGTATTTCATTTTAACCCTCTCTTTAATTTATATACTTTGGCCTGTAGGCAAGTTTCTTTTACTTTTAACCTTTCAGGTGTGTTGTCTGCTCTGCGTTTCATTGATTTTTTATAGCGTTTTTCTTTGATTACTTCGTGTGTGTGGGGTTGTTCCTCCTTAAGTTTTTTTAGGTAGTATTGTGGTACTGGTACTTTTTTCCCATCAACGATGCATTCATCGTGAGGGAATAGGTCGTTTTTGTATTTTTTATACCATGCGTCCCCGATTCCGGGGTTTCTTGACATGGTTGTGTATTCAGGTTTTACGGGAAAGATGTCGCCATCTTCCCCTACCTTTTTGTAGTAGTCACCGGCCATTTCTCCGTTGACTTTTTCATTACATATCGCGCTACATATGCCGCGCTTTCTCTGGAGACACCTCCAATTGTGACGTG